GCTGGAGTTTCCGCAATAGGTTGAGCTTCAACCGGTGCTGGAGTTTCCATTGGTGTCGCAGTTTCAGATGGTGTTACTGTAACATTACCCGCATTATCTGCTGTATATACATTAGCAACAGTTGGTTGAGTGTCTACCACTGTTTCAGTAGTTTCATCCGCTGATACTGCACCAGCTCCAATAAGTAGAGCTGTGGCAAGTGCGAGCGTGCCGCAAAGCCCGTAGGCTTTAGTTTTAACGTAGCTAGGTTTTGAAGTTGTTTGAGTGTTAAAAGATTTCATGGTATAATCTCCTTAGATGTTATTTCTTGCATGGGCCCTAACCCATGCTTTTTTTAGTACATTCAACGTGCACCCATAGCCCCACCGCAGAATATTTCAATGTTTTATTAGACTGTAAAATGGGAATATTAGGAAAAAACTAATTTAGTAAAGTTTTTTGGGGAAAAATTATGGGTATAAGTTACACTCCACGATGAGGCCGTGGCTGCACGTTGAAAGGTTGATATTATTTGCTGTATTTCTGTTTGAGCCGTTCGCTCTTTTCTTCTGGTGTCTCCACCACCTCGAAAAAGTATTCTGGCTCTTTAGGTTTTTTCTTGGAAAATAGTTTTCTTAGTAGCTTCATGAGTTACCCCACTAATTGATCTAATGGCAAGCCGTGGTCAGCGTTAAACTCTCGTACCTTTTCGTCAATCATGCGATATGGTCTTACCTCGAAGACTTCTACTTCATTTTGCTTTTTGCTCCAAATCCATCCAAATAGTTTTTTCATGTTTTTTACCTCTCTTATTCTTCTAACTACTACTGTATTGTTATCAGTTAGTAGTTATTGTTAGTTAGTGCCGGTAGGCTCTAGATTGTTGTCGGTTAGTGTGCGTAGCACCATATTGTTATAGATTAGTACTTGTTATATATTAGTACTTGTTAGTGTGCGAAAATTGATACTATGAATTATCACGACGTGAATTATCACGACGTGAATTATCACGACGTGAATTATCATGCTATGAATTTTCGACTTGTGAATTTTCAGCGTTGCCTGTGGATAACTCTGTGGATAACTTTTTATCAAGGTAGGCTATAAACTCGTCTGTCATTGGTATGTCTGACACACAGATAAAGATTTCAAAACCTTTTTTGTAGCCTTTGCTTTTTCTAAAAAGTGCTGCATACTTCTTGTGCTTCAACTCACTGAACGCTGCTCGGTGTGAGCTCGCTCCGTTTGTCGAACGCTTTTCAAGCTCCGTCAGATATATCCGCCAGTCACTCTTATTTGATAAGATTTCAGCAAGTAGCCCTTTTGCTTGCAAGCTCAAGCTAGTATCTTGGAGAAATCTATTATTCATGCTCGTATAGTTCTCGTCTGTGTTAGTGAAAGATGTATTTCATCAAGTTATGCTCCTTTCTGGTAAATGCCTTGAATGATGTCATAATAAGCGTGACCGCTAGGGATGACATATTTAGTTAGATCATCAACTCTGGAACCGTCCGCCATAATGTTGATTATGACTGGTTCCCATTTTTTTCGTTTCATGTTATAATTACCTTTGAATTATTTACCATAGCGGCTGACTTTGGCAGGGGTCAGCTTTTTTTGTTGCCTTAACGACACTGGAGAACTAGCGAGGACTTTTGATATTTATATTTAGGAGTTCTTATAAAATCAAATCATCTAATGGTATTGCTTACGTTTCAACTGAATTGTTGCCCCGCTAGCTCACTAGTGCCGTCAAGGTGTCGTCCTCAATCTTCTTGTTCGATAATCGGTAGGACGTCGATAGCTTTCAATTTGTCGTATATAAAACGTCTTCCAAGTTGTGTCCAGACCGTTGTCATGTTACTGTGGGGTTTCCCGTCCTTACCAACGTAATCGAATGTTCGACTTGAGATGTAGCCTTTACCAATATATTTCGCATATAGAACCCACTGACCATTGACGATGCGTTGAATTCGCTCTTGTTTCAAGAGTTGGTTCATCTTGCGTGCTGACATCCCATAGTCTTGAGCAATTTGGGTGATTGTCAAGCTATCTTTAGTTTGTAAAATCAAATCTAGGTAATCAGCGTTTTTAGTCGCTTCTTCCAACTCAATCAAGAGGTTTTCGTTTTCGTTTTCCAAGAGCTTGATTTTCTTATCAGCCATGAGCAACGCTCTTGCCATGATTTTTTCTGGGCTATTGAAATCTTTCTCAACTTGGATGAAGTATTCTCTGACTTCGTGCCCTTTATTTGTTTTTGACATCATAGCTAGATGTTCAGCCATGCGGATTGTAACGGCGTAGTCTTGTAGTTTTTTTGTTCCGCCGTATTGATTTTGCTGTGTAGTTGTAACTACGGAGCTAAAATCTTCGTTTTCTTTGAACATTTTGAAGTTTTGCTCAACCCACTGACTGAATCGAGTTTTTACTTCTAATGTTTTGTGAAGTTGTCTCGCACTAATGATAGGCTCATTGTTTTCGTTTAACGTTACATTAATTAATTCGTTCACTGATTGCTCCTTTCTTAATTCTTGACTTGAATTAAATTCAAGTTTTACTGTAAAAAAATATCAAATACCGTACAAATCGGATGCTCGAATGTGGTATTTATTACAGATAGTTACCATTTTCTTAGGAGAAATAGAAAGCGCATTTTTCTCCCAAGCGCTAACCGTTTGAGCTGTAGTACCAATGCTTTTAGCGAATTGGGCTTGTGTCAGATTATGACGGGCTCGAAGTTCTTTGATTGTAATCTTTGGGGTTGTTTTTGTCATTTTGTTCCTCCTCTCTAACTAACTTACAAACGTATTATAACTTGAATTAAATTCAATGTCAACAGTTTTGTTGATTTTTTTTCAAGTTTTTTTAAGTTTTTTATAAATCAACTTGAAAATAAGGAAAGTCTCCTATATAATATTAATATAAACAGCAAGGAGAAAGATATGGATTTGAATAAGCAAAGAGGAAGCAGAATCGAAAGTTTGAGAGCTAGCAAGGGTATTAGTCAGCTTGAATTAGCGAAAATGTTAGGTTATAAATCTGATTCGACTATTTCAAAGTGGGAAAGCGGCGCTAGCATTCCAACGGGAACAAAGATTGTAAAATTAGCTCAAGCTTTAGGGACTTCAACAGATTACATTCTTTTTGGAGATGGTCCAGAAACAACCGAGGAACAACAACCTAGCTCCCACGATATCGATGAAATCATAGCTAATGCAATGATGTTCGACGGTAAACCACTTACCGAGGATGACAAGCGTGCCATTCGTGGCATCATTGCCGGCTATATGAGTAGCAAGGAGAAATAAACGTATGGAGAAAGAATTGCTTGAGCAGTTCAATGTCTCTATCTGCGAGTTTAGCTCTAACGAGTGGCCACGAGATGGATTTCTAGACCCTGTTAACCGTGTGGTTTACATCAACGGGGATTTACCCCCAGAAATACGTTTGAAGGTCATTCTGCATGAATTAGGGCACTTAGAACACAACTCTAAACACTACGAGCGTCTGCGAGAAAAGTACGAGGCTCAAGCCAATAGAAATATGATTCATGAATTGTTGAAAAATGAAAATCTGGACGATTTCAATTACTTACACTTCATGGAAAAATATAATCTCACCACGATTTGTGATGAGACGTTTGTAAAAAATGAATATCTAAAATTAAAGGAGATTGAAAAATGTTGAGTAAATGGAAAAATTTGAAACGGTGGCAAAAGTGGGCGATTGTGCTTGTCTGTTTGGCTGTTCTTGGTAAGGTGTTTGAAATCACTGGACTTGCACCAAAAACGGAGACAGAGCCAGTCAAGACAGTCCAAACAGCTTCGTCTTCTTCAAAGGCAAAACCTAAAGCTAGTAAATCGTCAAGCAGCGCCAAAGCGTCAAGTTCAAAGAGCGAGGAAAAAGCTTCAAAAGAATCAAGCTCAGAACCAAGCTCGTCGGAAGATAAGCTAAAAGACATTACCGAGGGGCAAATGGGTAGCTTTATCGACTACTTCAAGCAAGATTTGACTGATAAAGGTCTGGATATTAGCACATATAGCTTTTACAACCGTAGCACTATTTTATATATGACTGTGCCCAATGAGTATAAAACATATAGCAAAGCTGACTTACAGAATTTTGCGGATGGAATGCTTGCAAAAGAGCATGAAGCCTTCAACGTCTGGGCTGCAATCAACAATGTCAACTATGAGCGTTATCCAATGTTTCATATTAAGACTGATGATGGCAATGCACTAGCTAGCCAAAAACTTAACGGATCAATGGAAGTTAAGGTTAAATAAGACAACAAAAAAAGCCTGTACTCTATAAAGTTTGGCGACTTCAAGCACAGGCAATCGATTAGTATAGTAAAACAACGATATGTAAAAGTGCTTTACTATGCTCTATTTTATCACAGAATGGAGTGTAAAAAAATGGAAAAATGGAAAAAAGTTGTAGGTTACGAAGGTCTATACGAAGTTAGCGATTTAGGAAATGTTAGAAGCTTAGACAAAGTTGTGCCAAAATGGGACGGTTTCCGATTGTTGAAAGGCAGAGTTTTGAAAAAGAAACTTACGCAATTTGGGTATCACACCGTGGCGCTCACTAAAAACGGAAAACCGAAACATTACTTCGTTCATAGACTTGTTGCTACTTGTTTTATTGACAATCCAGACACAAAAACGAAGACGCAAGTAAACCATATTGATGGTAATAAAACCAATAATGCTGTTGATAATTTAGAGTGGGTTTCTGCTAGCGAAAATGCTAAACACGCATTTAAAACTGGGTTAAAATCCGTGCAGCAGTCTCAAATCGACACTATTAGGGCGCTTGGAAAAAATAGTAATAAAAAGGTTCTGCAAATGGACCTAGACGGGAATGTGGTAAAAGAGTGGAACAGCATGACGGATGCTAGTAAAACTCTGAAAATTAACCTTTCTTGTATTTCAATGTGCTGCAAAGGTACAAGAAAAAAGGCTGGCGGTTTTGCTTGGAAGTATTCTGAATGCGGGGGTGACTCGAATGATTAGGAAAGTCGCCATATATGCACGAGTGAGCACCACGAATCAAGCTGAGGAAGGATATTCCATAGACGGGCAAATTGACAGCTTAGAGAAGTATTGTGAAGCTATGGGGTGGGATGTTTATAACAAGTATATTGACGCCGGTTTCTCTGGCGGTAGTTTGAATCGTCCTGAAATGACAAACTTGATTAACGATGTGAAACACGGTTTGTTTGACACAGTTTTAGTTTACAAACTCGATAGGTTATCACGAAACGTAAGAGATACGCTTTATTTGATTAAAGATGTGTTTAATATAAATAAAATTGATTTTGTATCTATCCAAGAAAATATAGACACGTCTTCTGCCATGGGTACTTTATTCCTAACTCTTTTATCTGCAATAGCTGAGTTCGAAAGGGAACAAATCAAGGAACGGATGCAATTAGGCAAGCTAGGGCGGGCAAAGTCCGGCAAGTCGATGCAGTGGGCCAAGACATCGTTTGGTTATGATTACATCAAAGAAACTGGCACGCTCTCGGTCAATCCATATCAAGCCCTAATCGTCCGAAAAATGTTCGAATGGTATTTATCGGGGATGTCGATAACCAAGCTTAGAGACGCACTCAATGAGCAATATGGACAAGATAAAGAGTGGAACTATAGGACAGTTAGGGTTATCCTGTCCAACCCAGTCTATTGCGGATATAATCAATTTAAGGGTCAGATATTCCCCGGCACTCATGAGCCTATCATTTCCGAAGAAGATTTTAACAAGACGCAAGAGGAAATTAAGACAAGACAAAGAACAGCCGCCCAGCGTTTCAACCCTAGACCGTTTCAAGCTAAATACATGCTTTCTGGTATAGCTCAATGCGGCTATTGTTCAGCCCCTCTTGCTATAAAACTGGGTATGATACGGAAAGACGGCACACGCTTAGTTAAATACGAGTGTAAGCAGCGGCATCCACGAAAGACAAAGGGCGTGACTGTTTATAACAACAATGCAAAGTGTGATTCTGGGTTCTATTTCAAAGACGATATAGAGCACTTCATCCTAACTGAAATCAGCAAACTACAAACTGATTCAGATTATATCGACAAGCTATTTTCAAACACAAATCAAGAGACCATAGACCGCGATAGCTACCAGAAACAGATTGATAATCTGACCGCTAAAATTAGCAGGCTTAATGATCTATACATCGACGATAGGATTTCACTAGAGGAATTACAAAAACGGTCAAGCGACTTCATGGCAGAAAGAACAACTCTTGAAAAAGAGCTAGACGCTGACAGCTCTGTTAAAGTCGTAGAACGAAAGGAAGACATTAAACGGGTACTTGACACCAAGGATATCTTCACACTTGACTACGAGCAACAGAAAGCCATAGCACGCGCCTTGATAAGCAAGGTCAGAGTTACTAGTGAAATCATCGTTATTTTATGGAAATTATAGAGCGTTTTAGTTACATTCATTTCAATCAAGGATACTAAAATTCTTGATTCGAGCATAGAAAAAGACTCATTAATGCTTAGCCTTTTTTGAAATGGTATAATAAAACAAAAAGGAGAAATCGAGATGGATGTTTGTAAACACACAATAGAGATTTATGATGACAAAACCAAAGATATAGAAACATTGCTTTTTGCCAAAGTGAATCAAATAGAAACAAATTGCGGTGAGCATTACTCTTGGGTGGGTCCGACTCTGAAATATTGCATGTTTTGCGGGAAAGAAATTGTTTATGCTACAAGGAAATATGAATACACGGAAGAATAGAAGCTGGAGTTGTTACTCTAGCTTTTTTTGTTTGGGCATAAAAAAAGACTTGGCAGCATGAGCTACCAAGCGACATGAAAAACAAAAACATTCAGCGCGTAATCGCCTAAAGTACATGTATAGTGTACCTTTATTTAGGTTAAATGTCTATTGATTTGTCATGAATACACAAAAAAGGCTAGGATAACCCTAGTCTTTTATCGGATATTCTCCAAGTTGTTTTCAATCCATTCGAGACGATTTTGGTGGCCTGCTGGAATCGGTCTAGGGTCTCTTGAGTAGTTTTTGAACCGCATTTGAAGCATATAGCCACCGCCACCGATGGAACTAGATTCTAATGCGATCTCTAAATAAGCGCTAGAAATCCAATTACCGCCCGCTGTGTACATTCTGCCAGCCCCTCCGATGATGTCTTCACGACTATTCTCAATCCATTTTAGAAGCTGTTGTTTTTTGAACATGTCATAATAAGCATAAAATGGCATGTTCAATTTAAGTGAGTTATCAATGTAATAATCAGTTTGAGCCTTGCCAATCATAGCAAGCTCGAAATCATCGAATAGGCAGTCGAGCATTGCGTTTACTCGTGCCGCCCCCATTTTCTCGATGGATGTATCACCGTTTTTGAATTTTTGCCAATTTGCATCGGTAAATTTGATGCCCGGCAATTTGTAAAAATCATTTTCAAACTTGAAATAGCGTCCCACGTATTCCAAGATTAACTCTTTGATGTCATTGTTGATTTCCATTTTATTTCTCCTTTTTATTAAGCAATTACACTTTTTGGGTACCATTTAGCAGAAACTCCATAAGGTGTCACGATTTCAAGTTTAACAGCTTTATCAGTTTCTTCGACCAACCCTTTAACACTGATCGCACTTACTGACATGAACGCCAAGTCTTTCTTGTTGCGTCCACGAAATTCTTTTTCAGCAAACCATTTCTTAACACCTTGGAATTTAACGTTTGAAGAACGGAAGAAGTAGAAATCATCCGCCATTTTTTGACGTTTAACGGCTTTCCAAGCGAATTTCAATGCTTCAGAAAAAGTTACGTCATTTTTTTCGTTTTTGAAGATTTTCCATGCTAGGCTCATTACTTGTGATTTCATTTCCTTTACTTCCTTCCTTTATCTTACAAGTATATTATATATCATACATGATAGTTTGTCAACACTTTTTATAAAGAAATTTAAGTTTTTTTGCAAAATAAAAAAACCCGACATAAAGCCGGGGCAGTTCGAGAAATTATCGAAATAACGCCAAGTATTCCGAAATCTATGTTATCACTTCTCCATTGAAATCACAAATATAAAAAAGAGCTATGAGATAACCTCGTAGCTCTTTGCCTATGATGGACTTATATTATAACACAAAAAAAGCCCTGCGTCAGATCGTATCTGTCCATAGTGGATGCAGGGGGATTGTCATTTCATGTATATTATAGCACAAAAAATAAAAAAACGCACCAGACCCCGTAGAGTTACTGGCACTTTCCTAGATATATTATACCAAATAAAAAAGCCCCAGCACAATGCTGAGGCTTCGACCACTACTGCCATGGTATCCCTACTGCAGTGTGAGGGGAGGTGATATACTCCTTTTTTTATTTTATAGTTTTCGTGGTCTTGATTAAGCGAATGAACCGAATGACGTTACACGCCGCCCATTCTCTGATTGTCCAACTGCGACATAGCGACGATTTCCAGACCCGCCAATGTAACTGATCCAGATATAGCCGTCAACGTCACACCAGCCGTCATAGTTGATAGTTTCACCGGCTCCATAAACTGCTACGATTTCAGCACCTAGACCAGCACCAGCTCGAACGTTAAGAGCTGATACTTCAACCGTAAACGTCCCGGTTTCCTCGTTAATAGTAATTATACCATCAAACGGTGTCGGTGTTGGTGCAGGGGCTTGTGATTGATTATCCGTTGGGAAGTAGAACCAACCTACAATACCGTCAAAATTGCGTGTATTGTAACGAGCAGGTCCGCCAACGTATAAGCTATCAGCATTGCCGTCAATATTCTGCTCGATAGTTCGCATGGTGTAGCCGTCTGAATCTTCGATAACCAAGCCAGTGTGCCCGTATGGATGCCCTGCGATGTAAGTAGTATCCATGACGAATACAGCCCCACGACGTGGACGGCTATCAAGGTTCCCTTCTTGATTATACTCGACTTCATAGCCTGCTTCCGCCGCTGAGTTTAGCAAGTCAATGGCGTTCCCCCAAAGGGCACGGCCAAAGAAGTTAATTGAGATAGAGTTGGGCAGGTCAACACATTGCATTATCT